CAACTCCATTTAACCGTTCAACTTCCATTTATATATTCCTCAATATTAATCCAGTTATGATAACAAACAGAGTTTAACTTAGTTAAATCTGCACTAGTAAATTTTTGATATTGTGCTTTTAAATTATTTGGCATAGGAACGTATTTAATTGTAGCGTTATGCTTCTTTGCTATAGCAGTAGCAACCGTTTCAAAACTTACAGGATTTCCTGTACCAATATTCCATATATCAGACTTGTCTACATTTAACATTTTTTCATGTACCTGGCACAGGTCCTCTACACAAACAAAATCTCGTTTATATTCTGAGCTATTTTCAAATACATTAATAACTCCGTTTTCTTTAGCTTGTTTAGTGAACTTTGTATAAGGGCTTGCTTGATCTTCTTTATGCTCTTCTAACGGACCATATACATTAAAGTATCTAAACCCTTGTACTAGTATATTAAAATCTCCGTTGTGCTGCATTACAAACCTATCAAATAGGTATTTACTCCATGCGTAAGGAGACTGAGGCAGCAACGGGCCGTCTTCTGTAAAGTGAGTGGTAGTACCATATACACTAGCACTTGATGCATATTGAAAATTTGTACCCATTGTATCACATGCTTGTAATAACCGCATACTGTTTTCGTAATTCTGTGATAAAATTTGCTCTACATCTGTACAAGTTGTACTAGAGATAGCACCAAGGTGTATAACCCAATCATATCCACTTGGGTCTGGGACTGCATTTTCCATGTATTCCCATCCTTCAACTTCGTGTCCACAAAGTGAAAGATATGCACATAAATTTTGCCCAATAAATCCTTGATATCCTGTAACTAAAATTTTCATTTAATTTCCTTTATTATATTTGTAGTACTGTATCCTTCAATAGTAGGAACAATATGCACATTGGCTAAATCGTTACCAACGACAGTATCTATAGTATAGTCACCGCCTTTAACAATTATATCAGGATGTATATCTTTAATTAGTTCATACGGAGTATCGTTATCAAACACAATTACGTCATCTACCCACGGCAAACATTTTAGTTGCTCTGCTCGTATGTGCTGATTGTTGATAGGTCGGCTGTTGCCTTTTAATCGTTTAACACTAGCATCACTATTAATACCAACAATTAACTTATCACCTTTTGTCCGTGCTTCTTTTAAAAGGTCAAAATGACCTTTGTGTAATATATCAAATACACCGTTAGTAAATACAGTCTTATTGCGTAAATCAGATAAAGTTAGTATATATGTTCCAACATGTTTAACTGATTCAGTTGCTGCTTCTACTGCTAAACTTAAACATTTATTATAATTATATCCATTAGTTAACGCATATACAAACGTAGCAAGGAAACAATCTCCTGCTCCTGTAACATCACTTACTTCAATTTTCTCTGGAAAAACTGTATAGGAAATTTTATCTATGTTTGCTTCAACTGCACCGTCTGCAGATGTTGTAATAATATTACCGGTCCATTCGTCAAATTCAAATTTAGTAAATTCACTATTGTTAGGTTTTACTAGCCAGGCACCTTCATACTCGTGTGCATACCGTTTAGGGTCTACAATTACTTTAGGTCCTTGACTGTTAATATGTGCAATAATTTGTTTTGCATTGTCTAATACACCTTTGTCGTAGTCACTTAGTATTACATAATCCCATTGTGAAAAATCACTCTTTAGTACGTTTGTTAGTACAGCATTAGAGTCTGCATCTTTATCATTGTCAATGCGTGTAATATAATGTCCGTCACAAATTACTCTAGTTTTAATACTACTAGGCTGTCCAGTTTTAAACAGTGTTACGTCAACACCTAGACTTTTTAAGTTTTCATAAACAAGTCCAGCACCTCCAGTTGTTTCAACTTCTCGTTGGTACTTAACAACAGGCACAGGAGCCTCAGGACTTAATCGTTCTGAGGTACCATAGATATATTTGTCAACAATTACATCGCCAAAAACTAACACTTTCATACTATTATTATACCTTCTTTTAACTTATTTGTCAAGTAAATTAATTGTTTGAAATACAGTTTCTAACTTAGAAAGATTAACCCTACTTTGTAGAGTATTGCGTAATCCTAAATGTAAAGGTTTTGGCCATTTACCAAAACTGCACCAAGCATAACCACTATGTTCGTGATTTAATTTTGGAATAAATTCTTCATTAATTACACATAGGTATGTATGAAATTGGAAATGCTCGTCATTAGATACAAAAGACTCTAACGGTAATATTTTTTTAATATTAGGCACACTGCCTATTTCTTCTTGGATTTCTCGTTGCAACCCTTCCCAAGGGGTTTCAACCCCTTCGTTGGTTCCGCCAACTAACCCCCACAGGTTAGATTTTTTTCCATTGGCTCGAAGCAAGAATAAAAATCTATTTGTATCAAGTGTGTAGAAAAGAGCTCCACTGCAAACAATTTGGTTCATACAAATAATTATCTTAAAATACTAAGCGCCAGGTGCCGTCTGGATATTCACCTTCAAATGATAATACCCATTCAAATGTATCCCATTTATATTGAATACCTGTGTTTAGATTAGTAGTATATGTTATATCAGTAAGTTGATTTGTTTTAGTCGAAGCATTAAATACTATACTCCATTGGCTTCCATCCCATTCTACTATATCGTTTGCACTAGCAATAAAGTCAGTTCCGTCTGCATTTTTCCAAGCATCTGCACCGTCTGTATTAATTGTGCTTCCGATTGCTCCTAGTAATAAAATTCTATTGCCTGCTGTTTTTAAAGTTGTTGGATTTGTTTTTGTAGGGTCGAGAATATAATCAATTTTTGCTTTTTCCTGAAGTGGACTAGTTATAATAGTATCACTGGGCAAACTATCTTCATCCCAGTTAACTACTGCTTTACTAGCATCTAAAGGATCAATAGCAAAAGTACCAATAATATCGTTAGTAAGGTCTGTCCTAGCTAATCTTATTTGTGTTAACCCTGTTCGAAAATTGCCAGGCATTTCGTCTAAATAAGTCTTCCAATCAATATTACCAACAACTCCTTTATATACTAATTGTAATACATTATTTAATACTAGAAGATTGTGGTTATTGTGAGATAATGATATTACTATATCAGACGATCCCCTACTAACATTACCAGATTGTGTAATACTAGTAACTTCACCTGTTGGTGCTACTACTACTGAGCCGTGTATTGATTCGTTATCAGTATCAAGTTTTGGAGTTTTTTCTTCCTCACTATCAAATATATTAACATTACCTGATTCATCAAATATACTTGTAATAATGTTTGTAATAACACCTAGTCTTTTTACTTTAACTGGAGGCGATATATAAATAGGTGTTTTAAATGCAAGTGTAGCAACATCAATATCAGAGTCAACTCCAACTGGTATAGTTCTACTACTAAAAGTAATTCCATCTAAATTAACAACACTTAAACTAGTCCAGTCAATATAGTTATCGGTAGTTTGTATTTCTAAACTAGGATTAAACAACATTAATATTTGCTCTAAAATTTGTAATTTTTGATCAGTATTAGTTGTCCAAATATCCACATTAACACTAAGGGTATACGGAGTTGGCATAAGACGTTCAACTGTATAATTTTTACCTTGTTCATTTAAGTATTCTTGACCTTGAGTATCATATGCACGTTCACGTATGTTAACTTTACTAACATAACTTGCATCAGCAAGCATAGCAGTATTCATTTCAATACCAGTAACGTATATACCCATCCTTGGAGCACTTGGAATCTTATTCTCTGAACCATCTTTAATAATGCTACCAACCTGTCTAGTAATATCACCGTACATTACAGGAACTTGTACTAATTGTTTCTTGCTATCTGCGTAAGAAAAGTTACTCATCAGTCTAACCATCTGAGTTAAATATCTTCTTATTTGACCATCGTAAAAATGTTGAGCCATTAGTTGTCTGCCTTAGGTTTAAGTGCTTGTGAAAGACTTTGTCTTTCTGTAACTGTTTCGCCGCCAATATTATCTGTTGTAGTGTTATTAACAAAGCCACCTTTTTGTGTTGATCTTGTATTTGTATTTGATAGTGTTGTACGGACATTATCTTCTAACTTAACCCACCGGCTGCCGTCAAATTTAAATAATCTATTAGGCAAAAAATCTGTCCTTAAAAAGTAATCGTGTGTTGACGGTGCAGATGGAAAATTAAGTCCGTGCCCAAATACTTCACCGTTGGGCGGTAGTCCGTCACCTAACAGGTATCCCTGATAACCTGTGTTACTTGGAGGTTCCATTATTTTATCAACTGAGATGCCATCTGATGCATCAAGCGTATCTGAATCAACAGTTACTAATTCTGTATCTCCGTTAGCGTCAGTTTGCAATGTAAACAGATGACTAGTATCGTATCCACTTTTAGGAGCGTCTGCATCGGCCTGTGCAATAACTGCATTATTAATTTGCATCTCTTTTTCATAAGTAGATAATAAATCTCTTAACGTATTGCCACCTGGAGCATCTTCCTCAGCTGGCAAATCAAGTATTTCTTTATATTCTTGACTGTCCATTATTTGCTTGAGTTTTAATCTATATAAATGTGGATACCACGTTTGTGTAAATCCTTCACTCGCACGATTAACATCTTCAACAACATAAAATCTTTTAAGTGCTACAGCATGATCGTTTAACGCATATTCATCTTTTAAATGAGGCAGTTCAATAACATCTCCGGACATAATTTTTCGTCCTAGCGATTTTACGCTACTTCTAATATGAATAGTAAGCATTAACGTATCATTCTGTAAAAATAGTCCAAATTGACTAAGATCAAAATCTACGTCTTGTACATTGTATATACCTCGCATAGTATATACATCTTGATCGTATTTTCTATCTCTATTTTCTAAAAATAACAAATCTTGTATGTTAGTTTCTTTAACTGCATCATATTGCGGGCGATCAGCGGTTGCGTCTGCTGTATCTGGATTATCTGGTCCTAAATATTTGTGAATAAACAGATCAGTTCCGCCAACAGTAAACATCTCTAGAATCTGTCTATCTAGGAATTCAAAATCTTTACCACGTTCGGGTTTATATAAGCTAAGTCTCGGCATACAAGTATTTATCGGAACGATAAATACTACGAGGAGAACTTTATGGCTGACCTACAAACACAACGACAAGAAGTATTTGATTACGTGCATACAATGCTTGGTGGAGGCATGATTGATGTAGAACTTGATCCTATTCATTATAATACTGCATTAGACAAAGCGTTATCAAGGTTTAGGCAACGTTCCGACAACTCAGTTGAAGAATCATATGTTTTTTTACCTACAGTAATTGATCAAAATGAATATATTCTTCCAAGTGAAGTAATTGAAGTAAGAAAGATACATAGGCGTTCAATTGGTTCTAGAAGCGGTGGCGGAGAAGGAGGTTCTCTTTTTGAACCGTTTAACCAAGCGTATACAAATAGTTATCTGCTATCAAGTTCAAGCATGGGCGGATTAGCAACTTATGAGATGTTTGCTGGATACCAAGAAATGGTTGGACGTATGTTTGGATCATTTATAGAATTTAAATGGAATACTGCAAACAAAAAACTTACACTATTACAACGACCACGAGCAGAAGAAAATTTGTTACTGTTATGTTATAATTATAGACCAAATAGTGAATTACTTAAAGATTACCTAGCAAGACAATGGTTAAAAGATTACACCCTTGCTACTTGCAAGTTTATGTTAGGCGAAGCTCGTAGTAAATTTGCAACAATTGCAGGACCACAAGGCGGTAGTCAATTGAACGGTGACACTCTTAAACAAGAAGCACAAGCTGAACTAGAAAAACTGGAAACAGAAGTAGCATCACAAATTACAGGCGGAGTTGGCTACAGCTTTGTCATTGGATAAAAACACTTGACATTTTAATATTTTTATTGTATAATAGTTATTATATACAGTAAAGGTGACCTCAACTTGTTTAAATATCAAATTACCCCTGCGTTTTCAACACCAATTGTAAGTGTTAACATTGGTCAAATTGACGTAATGACATTAGCTTGGGTTAAAAATTTAACATACCCAACTCAAGGAGTTGCTTGTACAGGTAATGATGATCATTTACCAATAAACGAACGAGGCTTTGATATTATCAATGCACCTCCACTTACTTCTCTTAAGAAAAAAATTAAAGAAGCAGTAGATTATTATGCATACACTATATTAGATGTCGATACTAGTACTAACTTTGCTTTTACTTCAAGTTGGATTAATAGATTAGAGAAACACGAAGATATACCTAAACATATCCACAAAAATAGTATTATATCAGGAGTGTATTATATAGACGTAACTCCTAATTCAGCACCTATTACCCTTCATAAAAATATAACACATTTAAATACTTGGCCTGCATCTACAACGCCTGCATCAGCAGGAGTAAATTGGAATCAATTTAATACTGATGCGTATACATTTAATCCAGTTAACGGCTTAGCTATCTTATTCCCAAGTCACTTAGAACATTCTGTAGCGGCTAGTAATGAGGATACTTATAGATACGGTCTTGCATTTAATATGTTTGCAACCGGAACACTTATAGGCGATGCTGGACCAGCCTCTCGTTGCACTATTACAGGAGTAACTTTATGATTATTGGCATATGCGGTCTAATAGGTAGTGGCAAAGACACTATTGCAGATTACTTAATTAAACGACACAACTTTCAAAAACTTAGTTTTGCAGATAAATTAAAAGATAGTGTAGCAACTATGTTTGATTGGGATCGAAGTCTATTAGATGGTAAAACAGATCAAAGTAGGCAATGGCGAGAAGAAATAGACAAATATTGGTCTAACGAAACAGGTGAAGAAATAACTCCAAGGTTAGTATTACAACTATTTGGTACTGAATGTATGCGTAATGGTTTTTATGACGGTATATGGGTTAGTCTAACCAAAAAGAAAATATTAGATAATCCAATGCAGAATTTTGTTATTCCAGATGTACGATTTCCTAACGAAGCTAAAATGATATACGGAATAAACGGACAAGTTTGGCGTATCAAAAGAGGCG